GTCCGCACCTGCACCCACTGTCGCTCATTAAGATTGCTTGCCTTTCCGTTGGGAGCTTTGAGCCAAGTGTCCGTGCCCTTGTATTTCGCCTCGACCTCTTTATACTGCCGCTCTGCTTCTGCGGTCAAAGACGCAGGCTCACGGAGTTTCTTATACCTAATATCCGGGTTCTCCGCGCTGAACGTCCCCACATTGGCGGTCGCGGACTTGATCTGGGTGGTTTCCTGGCCATAATCCCAGGACGGGATTAGTCCTTGTTGTCCTTGTCCTTGTCGATCAGACCCAGTTCCCTCAGTTTGGCGTTGTAGTTCCGAACGTATTCCAAGATGTCGTGTGTTGGTGCGGGCTTGAATTCGGGCGATCTGTAATCCGACTGCTTGTGCAATTTCGCCAGTTCGGGATTGGAGATCGCTTTCAGAATACGTTCTTGATCTATGCGTGGCATACTTGCCTCCTTCTAATAGTTTAACCGGAGAGTCCAGTAACGCAAATCCTGTCTTGTCAAATACCTTCAACTCTCCATTGATCTTAGTGAATACCGGTCTGGTATGTCCGCCCAGATCGTTATTGTCCATGAAATAGAAATCTACATTGTCGTTGTTTTGATACTTTTCCCAGAGTTTGATCAGGGTCGGCAGTGATCTGTTTGCCCCCTTGATTATGGGTTCGTTGGGTATCTCTCTATTGCTTTCGAATGATTCGTATCTGGCCGTGGTGCGCACCCTGCTGGTAAAGATGTCCGCATGGGTAAAGAATATCTCTGCCTTGCCGCCCTTCTCCACTAAAGACTGGATTATCCAATCTGCCTTCTCCAGATTGCTAAGCAGCGAATCGTAAGTGAAATTGTATCCATCGCCTATCGCTCTTTTTAACTGCACCTCAGCAATCCGGGAACTGGTGTCGTGTGCCTCGCCCGCTGTTCCCACAATGTATCTCTTATTTTCGTCAGAATCTATGCCCACGTAGTGTTCCGTGCTTATCCCGGCGTATTTCAGCCCAAAGGATTTCCCTGCTCCCGGAAGCCCTCCCGTCAGCCTTCCCGTCCACTGAACTCCCAGTTGTGCAGCGGTTTGTTCGCCCACAAATGGCTTGTTAGCGATGCTCTCGTAGGTTTCCCCCATGATCGGCATGCCAACCGGTCTTGCCCGATTATCCAGCGGAACTGCCAGCGAAACACCACCCTCATCATCAACCCAGACAGCATCGAAACCGCGTTTGCCCAGAATATAGGGATCATACCTTGGTTCAGAGTCCAGGGCATACCAATTTACCCCGGTTTTGGGATTGCCTGCTATCAACTTTGCATTAATGAATACGGGAAGGACATTGGGGAAGGTTTCTTCGATCATGTGGGGGTGTTTGCGATAATAGTTGTTGATCCCCGAAGCCTCCATTGCCTTATCTGAACTTTCGGCAAAGAACGCATACTTCCTGTATCCCTTCTGCTTGAACTCGTTAAACTCCCTTAATGAAGCGTGCCACCATACTCTCGGCTCACCATTCTCATCAATTACTTTAGATGCGTTAGCGGGGTCGTTCTCCCAGTCCCCGAACCACGCTTTGAATGCGGGCGTCCGCACCTGCACCCACTGTCTCTCGTTCAGGTTGCTGGGCTTGCCGTTGGGGGCTTTGAGCCATTGACCTGTCAGCGGCTTGTTTGCTTGTGCATCTGTCCAAAGTTTGTGCAACTCTTCTTTGCTTTGCGGAATTGCCTTATTGTATTTATTGTATAGTTTTTTAGCCTCTTCCATTGTTAAAAAGTCTAATTGGACTGCTTTTGCGGCTTCTTCCGGAGTTAGATAATTCTCACCGCCGAACCCCCTCCCATGCCATAGGTCATACTTGGCATCCCCCAAGTCATATACCGCCACGTAATTTCTGGTATGCGGATGATCTTCGGGGTTAAATGTGGCATCCCAGTTCAAAAGTTCACCACTAACCATTAACGCCCCCTTCTTTGAATTGCCTCCTATATAGTCAAGGCTTTCGGCGTTAGGGTCATACTTGAAGTTGGGGTTGTCTGTTATATGATAATAAAGTCCGTGTTGAACATAGATAGAATACGCCCGGCTGAAGTCCTCAAAGTTATCATATTTAAGGGCTTCCCGTTTTAGAGGGTTAAGAATATCTTTTTTGAACGCCTTTACCGGATCAACGCCCTTATACTTCGCCTCGACCTCTTTATACTGCCGCTCTGCTTCTGCGGTCTCGGCTGTGGTGGGCAGAATCTTATATCTTGCCGCCTCAGTCTGCTCCTTGACCCCGCTCACCACCTGTTTTTTGCGCTTCACGTCCTCGGTGGTTTCAAGCAGGGTAGCCCTACGCTCGGCTTCAGTCATGTTCCTGCGCCGGGTGACATTGCGGGACTCCGTCTCGCCAGCCAGCCGGAAATAGTCGTTGTATTTTCCCTGATCGCCCCAGCCAAGATTGCCGCCCCGCGCGAAGCCCTCACTCGCTTGGATGGCGTGCTGGACTTCATGCACCACAATGCCGGATAGGGTGTCGTAAACTTCATTTCGTTGGGTGTCGCCCATGCTTTTCATAGTGCGCAACAAATCTATGGTTTGGGAACTGTCGGCGGCGGTGTCCGTGCCGATCTCAATGTAATTGCCAGCCTCGTTATACCCGGCGGACTTGTATTCCACGGTGTCCACGAGCCTGACCTTGGTCTCGCGCAAATCAGGATAGGCTGTAAATAGTTGTTCATCGGGCAGTATCTCATCCAGCCGGAACTCGCGCTTACCGCTGCCAATGGCTTTATCCCAATCCACGTTCGCGTCCGGTGCCTCGTAACGCCAGAGATTGTCGGTGCCCATCTCCCAGCCCGTGGCGAGTTTGATCTCCAGAGCCGTGTATTTGGGCTTCCTGCCAGATTTCTGTTGGCTCATCCAGATAGCCTGTGCCCGCTGATCCATCAGGTAAGTGCCGCCATTCGCTTTATCCAATGCCAGTGCTGCGGTAGTGCCGAGGACTTTATAGCGTGATCTATACCATTCTCCAGATTCTATGAGTTGTGCCTTCTTTGTTCTGGCGGCGTTTCCGCGTGCATGCTTCTCGTCTCTTGCGGACTGGCGAGCGGACTCATCCTTCCACTCTAATCGGTATAATTTTTCACTTCTGTATAGGTTTCGCCCCTTGCGCCTTGTTATGGTTCCCCTATCTAATGCTTGATAGCCCTCACTGTCAACGACGCGGACAGTAAAGGTGTGTTGCATCCTGTCCGCTCCATAACTGTCTTTTAATATTTCAACCGTGTTGGTTCTTTCTCCCAAGTATATTGATTTTTTCATGCCATAATCAAATACTTTCTCGGTATATCTAATCACGTCACCGGACACGATGTCCCCGCCCACGAAAGTCCACTTATCCGTATGTTCAGGAACTGTTAAATCCGCTACTTTCGCCCTGCTCCCCAGACCCTGCGTCCCCTTGCCCGTGAGTTTCCCCTGCTCCAGTTGGTAGAAAATGTCTTGCAGTTTTGCGCCTTTCGGTGCGAGTTTCAGGGCAATCAGGGCATTGCGCACCCTGTCCCAGAACCGCTGCCATATCTTGCCCTCGGTAGTGGCGGTGCTGCGCTTCCACAGCCATTGCTCGGCTGCGTTCGCCGCGGCTTCCTCGATAGCCACAATGTCACCCGTCCCTAACTTCTTGCCATACATCCGGGTAATGAAATCTATCTGGTCATTGGTCAAAAACAACTTCCAGGCCACGTGAAACGCCTCGTGGAATAAAGTCTTGTTCCCGCCATTGTAGCCGTCCACCAAGTCCACGATCACCCGGATACTGCCCTTCACCCGCTCCGCCCGTGTCTCGCCAATGCCGCGTTGCACCAGTTTGCCGCCCTGCCAGACCTCGATAATGCCAGTCCTGCGGTTTAACTCCAGTTCCCGCCCGTCCTTGAACTTGACGCGCATCGTCCGCCCTTCGTGGCTGACGCCCTCCACTTGGTTCTTGAACAACTTGAGCAGAGCCTCCTCCGCTACGCTGTCGGGGATATTGATGGTGTTTTCAATGACCATCTCTGGCGTCCAGAGCGCGAGAGCAGCATCGTTCTTCTCTTTTTCTTTCGCAAAGTCCCCCATAGATTTTTCGGCTTTCATCGCAGGCTTTACTGGTTCTGGCGCCTTTTTATGCTTCGGGGTCTTGGTTTGGGCTTCTTTTGGTGCGGCTGATTCCTGTTCGACTTGGCGGATTGCCTCCTTGACCTCCCTAATGGTTTCCGCAATTTCTTTTGGGGACTCAAGTTTATATATATCGTTTGGTTTATCAAGTTGTGTCTCATAGAAAGTCAACTGCTCTTTTAGACGCGCCAAATCATTGTATTTCTTCCAAGAATGCACATTTCGCTTGAATGTGTCTGGCTCATTAAGGCTATATAATTTATCCTCTAAGAGTCCTATATCCGTGTCTATATCAATGATATTATCATATTGGGGTAGCTTTGTGTATTTGAATCCGTTTTCTTTGGCTTGTTTCAAATCCCCTATGGCTTTTTCCAGATTGCCCCGATAGTCGGTGTCCGATATTCCATTGTGCCATATATTATCATTATATATATACGTAACCTTGGCTTTTGCCTTTGCGTCAGCCCGACGCACTTCTCTTTCGGCATTGTCGCTTTCTGCGGATTTGTTAATCTCCGCGATAACGTTATCTATGGAGCCATATTTGTCTATTAATTGGGCTATCCGTTTTTTTGCGTTTTCTATTGCCTCTATTCGCGTTACCCCGGTAGATAGTCTTCTTCCCGTTAAGTTGGTAGATATAATCCAGTTACCCTTATTCCCGTTAGTATAGGTTTCCCTGTGGATAAATAGGTCAAGTTCGGGATGCTCCTTCTGCAAGACGGGGGCTGCATCTTCTACTTTCTTATTCGTAACTGTCTCGCCAAACTTGTCGTGCCCCCTAACCGCTACATGATAACCAGCCGCTTGCTGTGGTGTTTGAACCACTCCACTTGCTTTAGCCGCTTGACTGCTTGGGGTTTGGATAGGTTGGGTTTGGACAGGTTCTTGCCCTGCTTGCTCTTCACTTGGTAGCCCTTGCTTGTTTTCTTGATCACTTGCCGCCTCCTGGGTTGTGATGTAAGTCTTGCTGCCCACTTTGGGCTGCACCGCCACAGTCTTGCCCTTGACAACCTGATACTGCGGATTCTCCGCTGTAATCGGCTGCTGTGGCTGCGTCGGTTGCGCTGGCCGCTCTTGCGCGGCAATGTCTCGCTGTCTCGCCTCTATCTTTTGCCACTCTGCCTCGGCTTGTTGTTGGGTCATACCACCATTTACCCTGGTCTCAATAAACTTGCCGTGCGCTTGTTCGACGTTCTCTGTGTCCATCAGGATTTGCAGTATCTCTTTTGCCTCATTGGTAAACTGCTCATCCTGCAATATCTTGGCTATCTCGCCCTGCTTGGTCGCAATCTCATCCGCCACCTCAACGGAGCGTTGCTGCGCTTCCGGTGTGGTCTTGCCATCCAAAACTTGTTCCTCTTTCTGTAGAAGTTCGATGTCTTTGGAGAGTTGGTCGGTTTGAATCTTGGCGCTTAATGCGGTCTGCGCGTTGTAAAGGTTGACGGCATCCCGCACATTGGCGATTGCTTTGTCTATCGTGTTGTGATGTCCTTCCTTGTCTGCGGTCGCGGCCGCCTTGTCAGCCCATAACCCGGCATCCTTGAAATTCTGTGCCTCTGCAAAATTCAAGGCCATTTGCGCTTCTTGCGCCGACTTGTATGTCTCGCTCAGACTGGCCAACTGTGTCTTGCTGACACGGGATTGCTGGATAGTTACCCCGGTTATCAGTCCGCCCTGCAATATGGAGCCATATAACGCCCCTATCGTGTTGCGCTTACACCGCTCCCACAACTCTTCTTTAGATGGGATGGGTTTGCCCAACAGCACATATTCGGTCGCTATGTCCTCCCCTTCCTGTAGATTTTCTTGGATGATTTCGGTGGCAATTTCCAGCCCCGCCGCGCCAAGGCGTTGTTTTGCGGTCGGCAAGACTGCCTTTGTTACCATATCGCTAACCGCTTGGCGTAAGGCGGTGGTTCCGCCTACCCTGAAAGCCTTGGTCAATATCCCGGTTTGGAATCCCGTCCCTATGTTTTCCGTCAATGATTGAATAGTAGCCGTGGTGAAAGCGGATAGTTTTTCCATTGACGAAAGATATCCGTCGCTCTGGTAGTATTCGCGCATCTTATCGGCGGCAATGGATGACCCCATCATAATCGTACCGGATGAACGCAATAGATTAGCCCAAGCCGACATGTAGGCTGGTATTGCGGCTCCACCGCTGGCAGTTGCAGCCATTATCAAGCCTACGGTCATGGGGAAGGTCATGCCAAAACTGGAAAATGCGGAACCCACGTCGCCCCAAGCCTTATTGCGCTCCGTTATCCCGGTCGCCAAGCCCCTGCTGATGCCGCTAATGGTGTCGCCCATGCCCGTGCCTTGACCGCCAATCGTAAATGATAGCACATCAACCGAGCCATAAACGCCTTGCTGTGTGCCTGAAATGAAACTGCCCAGCGTGGCGGCAAGTAGCGGGTTCTTCTTGGCCAGATTCCTGAACTCTGCGCTGACTTCGCGCTCCCACGGGCTGGAATACTGCGAACGGGTCGGCAGAATAGTATTGGCATAAAACTTGGCCATATCCGTGACATATTCGAAGCGGTCGCTCCAATTCTGGTATAATTTGGTTTCGGATTCAGGGGGAACGTGCAGCGTCATTTCGTCAGCCTCAGCCATGTAGTCCCTTAACTTGCCTTCGGCTTGCGCTATGCTTTGCTCCCTATACGTGGGTTGCTTTGCCTGTTGTGCCTCGCGGACCCTTTCCTGTTGTTGACCGTAAGTATAAAGTTGTGTGCTTCCCTCTTGCACTTTCTCGGTCGGGACTTGTCCGCCGCCTACGCTTAGTTTCTTGTTTATCTTCCCGCCCACGGTGCGGATCGCGTTCTTAAACGCCGGATTTTGCGACAGATTCCTTAGGCTTTCCTGTTCCTTGCGTTCCTCTACGTTATACGCTCCCGCCAATGCCTTGTCTTTCAGCGCCTCATCTTTGCCCCATGCCGGGATGGTGTAATCCTGACCGCTTGGCGTGCGGTAATGGTATATCTCGGATAAACCTATCTCGTTTTCTCTGGCCCACAGTTTAAGATTGTTCAGTCCTTCATCGTTATCTGTGGTCGCGGTCTTGCCGTTAGAAAGAATAAAATGGCGCTTCATTTAGCTTAGACTCCAACCTCTTTGGTAATACTGCGTTCCCTTGTTTGGTGTCTTCCCTCCGTCATAGTTACTGCCCTTTTGGTTGCCCGACTTAGCCTTTGTTGGCTTATACTCCTGAAGTTGGGCGCGCCTGGCGTTGGCGCGGTCTGATGTATTAAGATTCTTTTTGGGTATTAACCCTTTTTCCGTGCCAATCGTCATTCCGTTGGACAGACGTATTTGCTGCGATACGGGATCAACGGTTACCTTGTCATAGACAATATTGCCATAATTATCTTCAAAGAATAGTATGGGATCTTCCGGTGTAACGTAAACCTTGAACTTATCCCAAGCCGCCTTATCCTCCGGTGCCAGATTGCCGCCTTCACTGCCACCACCACCGCCCCCGCTTCCTTTCAGGCTGTCCTTGACCAGTTCTTTCTGATACCAGTCCCGATACTCGGCTTGGGCGTTGCGAGCCGCATCGTTGCCCTGTGCGCGGCGTAAGGCTATCTCCGGCTGGTCGGTCTTGACGTATTCCAGATATTCCTTCCAGCCCTCGCTTGATAGGCTGGTCGCCTTGCTTGTGGTGTCTGCCATTACGCCTAAAGTATAGTAATCCTCATTACCGGATAACGGGACACCCAATCTGGCGAGGTCACCTTTAGCTGTTCTGCCTTTGATGTCCATTTGGGCGTGGGCTGGTAGTTGTTCGTAAGGGACGCCCGCCGTCCTTGTCTTGAAAGTGTTTATGTCCTCTTCTTTGTAGCCATATTGTCTGAACATGGCATCCAGCCCGGCATAGGTATCTTCCCTCGCTTTGGCTTTCTCGGTCTCAGCCTTTTCCAATGCTATTTTCTGGTCAAGCATAGGCAGCAAGCCCTGTAACTTCTGCGCCATATCCTGATCCCGCTTGGTGCGCACCATGTCAATAAACTGCGATATTGTCTGTGCCATAGTTATACCTGATACCCCGCAATCGCATCATTCGATAGGTCTATTGGCGGAGCAGAGGACACTCCGACACCCCTTAATATCTCCGCCGCCTCTTTAGTCAGTCCCATGCCTATCAATGCCCTGAATGTTACCAGTTGATCCCCGGTCAGCCCCGGTAGTTTATCCTTTATCAGCCCAGCCAGTTCTTTGTGTTCATTCAGCGTAGATACTGCGCTGATGCCAGAGGCAAGGTCGCCGATGCCTTGGTTGATCTCGTCAAGGTTGGCGTAAGCCATCCCCATCTTGCCGCCGCCGCCTACGAACCCGCTGGCGATACCGCCTACCGCAGAGCCGATCTGCGCTCCGATCAATGGGTTGCCAGCGACCACACCGATGCCTGCGCCCAATACCGTGCTGCCAATGTTGATGGCGGATTTCAGTCCGGCGTTCTTCTGTTGCGCCTTCTGCTCGTCGCGCTGCATCTCCAGTTGCGCTATCTGCGTGTCGAGTTGGTCGTTGCGTTCCTGTGCCGACCTATCCGCCTGCGCGTAGAGTCCGGCCGCCGTGCTTTGCAACTGCTGCTGTCCGCTCAATCCGGCTTGCGCCCGCGCGCCAATGGAGCCGCCCGCCATGTTCATCGCGCCCTGCATCTGCCCCTGCACCCGCTTCATCGGCTCGGTCAGCCCAAACATCGTCTGGCGGTAGAACGCGTATTCCGGGTTGTTCAGGCGCTTCTGTTGCAGCCTGCGTATATACTTGTCATAATTAACCATTTCTATCCTCGACATCAAAACTGTGGATGCTGTCCGTCTCTATCTCAAATTGCACGTAATCTCCGCTCAACTGTGGGATGCCCTTCGGATCGTCCTTGCCCAGCGCGTAGGTGGCGGTCTCTTTCGGGGTGACAGCCAGCCTGTGGTTATGGATGAACGCCTTGACATTCCCTGCCTCGCTGTGCAGGGTCAGCCTGTTTATTTTGTTCCGGGCGGGTATCTTGCGGGTCAGGATGCGTGGCGTCAGGGTATCCCCGTCCGGCTCCAGTTCGTATATTCCCTCTGCGCTTAAGAGATGCCCGGCTCCGTCTATCTCCAGATAGCCCTGCGGCTCGACGCCGTAGTCCACCTGACTCCAGACATCGTAGTCCAGGCTATACACCATCGCCGTGCTATCCGATTTCACGAACAGCACCTCCCGGTGGTAGGGGTCATAGATCGCGCGTTCGTAAACATCCAGCGTTACGCGGCGCTGGCCTATCTCTTTCAATCCTCCGGCGGATAGGTAATAGATACCAGTTTTCTCGCTCCAGATAACGCCATCCGCTACCTGCACCAGACAATCGGGATTCTGTAGGCCGATGCCCCGCGCCTCCGTGATCACCGCCGAAGCCTCTTGGTTGATGCCGGAGAGCCCCATGCGCAAGACATTCTTCTCCGTCCAGATCAAGAGCGTGTTATGCTCGTCAGTAGGCTGGAAACTCTTGAGCGGCACGATGCGTACCGCCGCCTCGAATATGTTATGCTCGTAAAGGTCTGGCACAGCCCCGCCGTTGCTCCAGCGTATCTTGCCCGGCTTCCGGGAGTTCTCCAGTTCCAGAGCCTCGATTGCGACATTGACGTTGCCTACTGTATCCAACGTTCTTTCAAAATTGCGCACCCCGATCACGTAGTCCTTGAAATGCGTATCAAAGCGGCTCAAGGCGAGTATCTCGTAGTCGTTGTCTATGAACTCGCCCATATTGAAACACCAGTAGCCGGATGCCTTAATGTCCGAATCTAAGTGGTTTTCGTAGATATAAACTGCTGGCTCGTTCACTTCTTTGAGTTTTGGGGCGTTGTTGTGGTAAGTTTCGGTATAGGTCGGCAATCCCGCTGACCATTCTAAGGTGGCCACCTTTAACAGGGTCTTTTGGTCGACATCTGCTCCGGTCGCATTAAAGTCGCGTTGCCAACTGACAAAGGCGAATAGGTGCGTGCCTCCGGTTAGTGGATGTTGATATACTTCGTATGGGCTGTCGTCGTCGTCGCCTATCTTTACCGCCAATGATTTGCCGCCCACAGCGTTATCAAGTGCTATCACTATAGACGAATCGCTCCCAAAAACTATTGCCGCCAATTTCACGTCATCTATGCTGTAAGATGCGTTTATTTTCGCAAATATGTAAAAATACCCGCTGTCAGCGTCGCCCATGCCCTCAACACCGCTGTAGGTAAATGCCGCTGCGCCGCCTGTATATGTCCAGGGCATTGAGTTATTATAGGATACGGCAGAATTTTCACTGTAATCATATATGGGCAATGCCTGTATTATCGTCCCCTGGTTATCCCAAATTTGTGTCCCGGTCGTTGTAGCCTTCCAGAACGCATTGGCTTTATTGCCCCGCGCAGCCTGCCAGCCATCCGTCACGGGCGGAGTGGTTACTATGCGCCCCACGCTGATTTTGCAGTTCTCGTCACGCACAGGGTTGTCTATCCACGAGTCAAGGAACGTCCGACTGTTGCCCTCGGTCAGCACTTGGATATTGCTGCCGTAGGTTTCGTCCACGTTGTCGCTGTATTGCACCAGATAGATTGTCGTGTCGCTGTTCGCCGCGATATACGGCACTTGTAGCCAGACAAGGTTGTGGTAATATAATGTGTCGCCGCTGACAATATCCGTGAATGTGTGGACGCTTCCGTCCGTGTTGGCTTTTGTCCCCCACGCCGTTATCGGCGTTATCATATCGGAATAGACAAAGCGGTAGTTCGCTTCGTAAATGGCGTTGGTATTGGATAGCCCCACGAAATTCCCGGCGCTATTGCGAATGTCTATGCAGATCCAGCGGTTGACGTAGTTCTCTTGGTTGCGGTTGGTTAGCGTTATCGCCCACGCCTTGTCCACCGGGTAGCCGAACGATGTCTGCGTCACGGCGTTGGCGATGAACACCGTCCCGGATTCAAGGGATATATCGTCTCCGGCGGGCGCGCTATCGTTCTCGTAGTCCGCTTCAATCGCCGAAGCAAAGGCGCTGTCTGTCATATTGACAGTATCCGCGCCCTCCGGCACGGCTTGGCTGGTCACCAACTTGAGCGGCGGCAACGGCACGGCACTCTCAAAGTAGGGAGTCCCGGTGCGGTATAACTCTATCCGCTTGGCTTCGTCCGGCTGGGGTATCGCGCAGGACACGCTAACGCTCTTGATCGAGCCGCCGTTGATGTCTATGTAGGCATAGTCCTCTTCCAGTTCCAGCGTCCCCTTCGCCAGCCATTGCGCGGTATCGCAGATAGCCAGCGGTGAAGGATTGCTCCGCTCGCCGTATTCGTTGACGATGCAGTAGCAATAGAAAAGTATCGAGCCTACGGGCAGCCCGGTATAAGCCTCGTCCTCGTAGCGTTCGTTGTCGATCTGTAAAATCGTGGGCTTGGTCTTGGGCTGCTCCGTGCCGAATCTGCGCAAATGGATGTCGCCCTCGCTGTCTATGGTGATGCGCTGCGCACCGCCGTTCTCCCTGCCATCTACAAACACGAACTGCTGTGAATCGTAGCCTACGCGCACGCTATCTGTCTCGATCAAGTCGGTGATGTCATTGGCCAGAGTCATAGTCCAATACGGCTCGCCAAGAGGGTCATAGCCAGTCTTATACCAGATAGCGCAGAAACCGCTGGCGAAATACACGTAAACCGTGTCCTCTCCGCTATCCGCGCCACTCGGCATATACACGGGCTGCCAAGCGTAAGCCTTGCCACTCTCGAATTGCAAATCATCACGATAGGCAGGCTCCTGTAGCACGCGCCAAGTCCCGTCGCGGTCAAGCCGCATATTCTCGATGGCGGCGGCCATGCCCTCCGGCAGATTCTCCGCTGGCAGGACTTCGCTCATCCCGCCCAGAAAGTTTTCTCGCTTGATCATTCCGTCTCGGTCTTGAGCAGTTGCGCCGCCATCTCCATAGCCCGCACCAGAAACCCGTAATTGAAATAGCCGTCAGCGTTGGTGGTGTCGTCGTCCATGATGCTGTGCGGGATGCTGTAAGTGGAGAGCGTGGCGAGGCATTGGAAATCTTCTGTGTCGTTGGAGATTCTCAAGTCCGGGTAATCAAATGCGTAAATAATCTCCGGGATGCCCATTGTCGAGTTCAGCAGGTTGAGCGGATTCTTCGCGCCCAGTTTGTCCATCGGCACTTCCGTATAGCGGGCGTTCTCCGGCTCAATGGGCGTCAGCACCATCTTGTAGTCGAATATCTCGCTGGTATAGAGCGGGCTGTTCGCCGTGCCGCCAAACCAGTCCTCCACTATGTCATAGGCGTTGTCGGTGAACTCGTTGCTGCCAATGTTGACGCAGTATCTGGTCTTGAGGTTGCGGATCTCGGTATCGGTAAACTGTCCCTGCTGGATGATGGTCGCCACCGCCTTCCAGAACATCTCTTTCGCGCGGTCAATGTAGGCATCGTAGCCCTCACCCGCCCTTAATACTATCTCGTTGTAGATTTCGGTAAAAGTCATAAATTATGTCCCCATTATGCTGGATGCGCCCCAGCCTATGGACTGTAGTTGTTCAAGGAACTGCTCTTCGGTGGCGGGACAGTCTCGTAAACCCTGACATTATCCACAAGCAACAAACCCGCTTGAGGCGAGGAATAGCAATTGAAGGCAAAATTATACGTCCCGGTGACCGTAGGCGTAAAGTTACTGCTCACGCGGTTGAGGTAAACGGTGTTGACGAGATTCAGGGAATCCAGCAGGACCGTGGTTTGCGCTGCTATGGTCTGCGCTGTGCCGATTGTGATCTTCAGGTTGTTTGGCGTATTGGGCAAAACCCTTTGATAGAATTCCAGACGATAGGTATATCCCGCAGTCATGCTTATGCCCTGCATGAAAACCCAGGCGTTGGCAGCATATTCGTTACTGGCATAACCCATGCAGTAGCTGCCGTTGAAGGCGTATCCTGTGTTGTAATATTCCCAGTCATTTCCTGAGCCGGTATAAGTTTTTGTCCAACCAACGGGATATGTGGCAGAGAAATCCTGAGTGTAGATCGCTATATCGCCTGGAGTTATGCTGTATGCCGACGAAGCGAGTGCGCTGTAATTCATACCCAGTTTGCGCGCCCCGGCAGTCAGCGTAGTGCTTCCCATTGGCAGTGTGATTTCCCCATCGTAAAGCGTGCCGTTAGTAGTATCAAGGTCGCCGCCTGTGGTGTAGTAAATATCGGCGCCGGGTGTGGCACAGGAGATTGTGGTTGTCTGCAATCCCTGATATGCGCCAGCCGCCAGGCTTATGCTGGGCGTAGCTACGGTTGACGGATTGGAGTTTATGCCCAGATAACCTCGGTTGCCGGACGTTTCGCGTCCGCTGCGCTTCTGATAGTCGCGTCCGCCATGCAATAGCCGCTGATACACGCCCGTGGCGAATATCTTATCCAGTAACGCCAATTACAGGTCGCTCCCTAAATAAATCATCAGGTTTTTCAGCCTGTTGTGCCGTGCCTTAGCCCACTCGATCTCGTAGAGGCTGTGGTAATAACTCGCCATGTTCGCGTCCTTGTCCGAATACCAGCGAGCCAGCACGTAATACTCCGCGCAAAGGTTGAATCGGTCGGGGATGCTGTCCAAACTGATGTCCGGGTCGTAGGCGATGCACATTGCCTGCACGGTATAGCCAGTCACGGCGGAGGAAAACACAATCTCCCCGCTTTTCAGCACTACAAAGTCTATCCCGGCTTCGCCACCGTAGAGGTCGTCAAAGAGTGACATTATAGCGCCACCGCCCTGAAAGATAGAGTTATGGCATAGACAGTGGCAGCTGCCGGCAGTTGAGAGAAATCTATCTTTTCAAGTGCGTCATTTTGGCCGCTCCCAGCGTTGGTAATAACTGCAATTATTCCGTCCGTTACCACGGCGCTTGCCCCCATAACCAATGCCGTCAAGGTGCTGCCCGATATGGAATAGACGTTCATATTCACGGTTACACCAAGTATTTTGTAAGTGCTGGAGTTCATTCCGGTAATGCCTACAGCCGTCCATATCTGGTCGTCTGTTATGGATATAGCCTTGCCGGGATTGCTGGACTCTTCCTTGAGAACACAGGATAGCGTCACCATATTGGATATATCCGCTTTCTCTGCAAAGGCAGTTGATACCGCCTTGCCGTTCAATGTGCAGGTGGCGTCAATGCTTCCGCCTGTTATGGTGGGGGCATTGATTGCCGGGGAATTCAATGTTTTGGCGGTCAATGTCTGAGTTGCATCCGCCAATATTACCGTGTCTGCTCCAGAGGAGGTGGGGACGGTAATAAGTCCAGCCCCTGGCCCGTATAGGCTGTCAATCCGTGGCGTGGTCAAGGTCTTATTCGTTAGTGTATCCGTGGTGGTCTTACCGACAAGGGTGTCCGTCTTGGCTGGTATGGTCACGGTTATTGTCTTTCCGGCATCCTGATATAAAGAAGCAATTATTGGTGTAGTCAGCGTCTTATTGGTCAGCGTCTGTGCGGTTGTCTTATCCACCAAAGTAGAACACGCAACCGCTCCACTCGATAACTCGACCGTAGTTGTGTCGTCAATCACGGCTCCGTCAATCGTGCCGCCATTGATGTCGGGCGTAGTCAAGACTGGTGTGGTCAGGGTGCAACCATTCCCAATGGTGGAAGTTCCAGTTATTGTTGCCCCGGCGATGGTGATTCCTGTGAATGATTTGTTGGTAATCCCGGTCTGCGCCCCGGTCTTGGTCAGGATGTCGGCTGAGGCGTTGCCGCCCACAACCGCACCGCCCAGCACGTAGGTTTTCATCTCCGCTGGAGTGCAGTATTTAGTTGTATATGTCCCGGTTATGTCCACAACGGGCAGCATGTCTCCGGCTTCAAGAGTTGTTATGTCGTCTAATAAACTTATCTTTTTTGCCATTGTTCCTCTAATATGCTAATTCTTCACCATCTTCGGTGGTTAATACTTCTCCCGCCTCCGTAGTGAGGTCGGTATCGGTGGGATAGGTATAAAGCAGATACACCGCATCCGATTCGGTCAGCCCAACGCCCATCTCCAGCCCATTTGCGAATACCTTTTGCACGCTGATCACGTTGGACGGGATATTGGCGGCGTAGTCCTGATGCGTTAGATCGGTTATATCCACCAACGTCTGTTTCCCGTCCCCCCGTAATCGTTCAATGAACTCCAGCAGATACGCGCTGGCCAGATAGTTCGGACAGTCCGGGATTTGCGCCAGTATCTGCGCCAGCAGCAAATCACGTGTCATTTCTTGCCTTTGATCTTGACCTTGATGCGCTCCACTTTAGGAGCGGCTTCCGGCTCGCTGAACCTGGGTTCGGGCGTCGCCTGTGGCGTTAACCAGCCCATAGCCTCCAGTATCTCCGTCACGTAGCGGCGGTTTTGTTTATTTTCGCGGGGCTGGACTTCCGGCTCTTTGTGTCTCACGGGTTGCAGGTCGAATTGGATTTTGCTTTTCATGTTTACCTCAAAATGGTGGAGGTGGCGGGAGTTGAACCCGCGTGGCTTGTGGTCACAGATTGTGACCTCAAGGCGAATACCGTCACCCCCACTATGTTAGACTCGCGTATTTCCAGCCTGTGCTGTCGGAAATCGTGCAATGGTCGCCATCCGTGCAGAAATAGACCTTGCTGGCTCCGGCATCGATCAGGATTTTCCCGGTTTCTGCTACTGTGCCATTTACGCCGCCGCCCAGGAATGTCGCTCCGCCCGCCCAGGATAGGTTGGTTCCGGACTTGGCGAGTGCAATCAAATCTCCGGCCACGCCCTTTTGCTTGGCGGATACTGTGACGGTACTGGCGTCTTTCGCGCTTACCTCGACGGTGGCGTGCGCCGTGTGCGGATCAAGGTAGTAGTCCGTCCCATTTGATCCGCTGGCCTCAATGGCTTTCTCCAGGTTGATGATGGCGTTGGTAGCCGAGCCGTTCACAAACACGTCGCCGCTGGCTCTGGGTTCCACGCCTCCGGTCAGCGTAACGGCACCCCAAGATCCATGAGTCATCGTGCCGAGGGTATCAAACGAATTTCCCAAGGTTCCGTAATTGACGTAAGTTGTAACCATCGTGTCGCCGCTACGCACACCAGTCACATTGGGCGAGGGTGTCGTTCCGGTAGCGTATTTTGTTCCACCCCCTGCTCCCGTGGTCATAGCCAGGATCAGGTTGTCAATGCAGCCCGCGGAGGTCGCTTCGATCAATACCTCTCCGGCAGTTGGTGTGAGCGCGGACTTGAAGGTGTAGGTCACCAGACCAAGTTGGACCGTGTCGCCATCGTGTGGCGCATCGGCTGTCAGATCCAGCGTTCCAGTGGCTTTCACACCAGTTTCCGATAGGGCATCCAGCCGAAACTTGTATTGCGTTCCTCCGATGGTGACAGTATCGCCTTCTGCTGGTGTTCCACTCACTGTCAGAACCTTGCTCGAAGCCACAGCCGCAACGTAAGTGCTGGCCGATGAAGCAACCGCTTCCAAGTCGTCAATATCACCCTCTGCGGCGGTCATCCTGTCCTTCAGCCCGGTGGTAGTGGTCTCGACGTCCGTCCACAGCGTCCCGACATCAGTTCCCAAGTCAGCCCCGGTGGGTGTATAACTGGCTACCGCATCCACGGTATCGTCGATCTCGGTCGAATTGGAGGTAAGTGCCACTCCGCCCGCACCGTGTGCGAAGCTGGTTTGGGTCATTATCTCAACTATCTTGTCGCCTTCCGTGCCTTCAGTGATAAGCTTTCCGTCGCGCCACGTCACGGTAAACGTTCCGGTGAAATCCGTGTCATTGGCGCACAACCGCGCGAACTCGTAGGCGGTGGTCAGGATATTGCCTTCGCTGTCCTTGAGGACCTTGATGGACATATCCGGCGATCCCCACAGCACATCAAGGTCGGTGGGATCTTCTGTTGCTTCGATGGTGAGCGTGTAAGAGTTCGCGGCTGTTCCCGGTGCGTTGGCAATGATCCGTATGGGCTGGGCGGCATCGGTTACGGCGACCTCAACGTAGGCATTGACCGCTGTGGCGTCGTTGATGATGGGACTGACCAGCGACTTGTTGGTTAGGGTTTCGTAAACGCTGTCGTTTTTGGTCTGGACTGCCGCTTCTTTCTCAGTTTTACCTTGATAGTGATATTTAGTAAACATAGACATAATCCTTGTGTCTGCAAAAGGTTATGCGCCCGTTGAGGAATGATATGCCGAATCCCACAAATTGCGACCCAAAATCTACTGACGACGATTTGGCAATAGAGGAAACAGCCAATAAGCGGGGCGTGATGATGACGAAGGATTCGCCATCGCCAAGTTCTTGGATGTCAACCCAGCAGATGCCTGGACCGGATGACCCTACGTCAATCAGCGTTTTCCCGTTGTGCGTGGCGCTTACATAGTAAAACTCCGAATCAAAATCCACCTCGATATTGCCAGTAGTCCCCACGATGGTTTCCAAGGCGTCTATTTGATCCTGTAGCGAGTCTGCCTCCATCTGTTCCGACGTGAGGTCGGACTCCACGTCCGCCAATGCGTGGTAAAGTTTCCGCGCAAGGTTTTGGCTTAACATTTGTTTATCTGACATTCATATTTTCCTCAAAGTTAAGCGGAGGGGACGTTGCCGCCCCCGTCCGCGTGGTGGTTTATTTGTAGTCTGTGTAATAGACGAAGAGATGGTTGCCGGCCGTATAGGTTGCCCCAGTTTCTGTCGCGATGCTGAGGACTGAATACTGCTCGTCTCCCATCATGCGGTTCACTGCGGTGTCTGCTCCCACTACGGGAACCGCGTTAGCCGCGCCATAGGCGTTAGATGGTGTGGCGATTGTCATCAGTGCTACTGGTGTTCCGGTAATTGCCTTTTCCGTGAGGGTATAGGGAACGAGCGCCTGAATGTTTGGCAAATCCGAGGCGTTTTTATCATTCAGCACGCCTATTGTGATAGCCTTAGCTGCCGATGTTTTGCCTACGAACTTGGCATCAAGCACCATTACGGGACCCGGTAGTTTCACCAGATATTGCTTATTGCCTGCTGGTATTGTAACATCCAGGACATACAGGATATTGGGATGGTCTTGTGCGAGGGATTGACTTCTCATTATCCTCCTCCCTTAATCCTGGTAGGTCAGAATGACGGCGGAACTGCGATTATACGTTTTGGGAACGGTAGTGGGAACGCTCTCGCTGTAGGTCGGGGTGCTGGCTTCGGGAATGAAGTCCAGTCGCTCGTATCCATACATGGCTCCGGCGCTGATACCCTTCCAGTTCTGATAGTCGAACTCTTCGGTTTTGAACGACAGCGGGGTGTGCTGGGCCTTACCTAACATCGAGCCGCCAATCACGATGGCGCCACGGTTGCTGCTTCCGTTGTTGGCGTTGCTTTTGGTCATGCCGGTCATGGGCAGGAAGCGCGGATTGGCTTTGTCGGTGCCGTCATATACAGCGGTGGTGGAGCCAGTAATGTCCACGTCTCCTGATGTTGATGGATCGCCATAGATTCCGCCAGAGGTCAGCACGCGATAGCCACGCACCGCAACGGGATCTTCAAAGACCACGAAGTTGCCGTAGATGCCGATGGTTCCGTTGATCATAGGGTGGTTTTCCAGCCCATAGCTCAGCGGCGCGGCGCTGCCATTGGATGTAAACAGGGCGTCAGCCTTAAGGGTGTCCGCTTGGATCGGGTCGATCACGATGCCCCAGTATTTCTGCCCGTTGTGAACAAACATCGGTTTCATGTATAGGTCGCTATACATCTTCTGTCTGGCCAAACGCAGAGTTTTGGACTCCATTGTCCCGCCGTTGGTGCTGGTGTCGGTGTGGAAAACCTCATAGAGGTCCTGCATTGTGGCGCATACGCCTGTAGTGTCCGTGACGGCGTTAAGTGCCTTGGTTGCCCCGTGATAACTGAAAAGGTTGGGATGGATTTTCTTGCCGATGCCCAGCCCCTGTCCGTAGGTGGCGTCGGTCGTGCTGGTGGTCAGGGCTTCGCCAGCGCCAAGATAGATGGCGTGGATGATTTCCCAGTTTTCGCGCTGGGCATGCCACCAGCTCAGCATCGGCTGGGCGTATTGCATCATCTTCAGGATGGCTTCGTTGGAATAGTCCTTCAGACCTTTCTGCACCGGGACACCGTGCCTGATCTGGTTGTAGTGGATCATCGCATATTTTCGCGCAAAATCCTCTTCATGCCCCAGCATCACGGCATCGCCCAAGCGTCCGAGTCCGGCCAGTTCCAAAACCATAGGAATCAGCATTCGGTCACCCAGTCCGGGCGTGTTGATCATGTCGTTGACTTCGATCGGTGCGCCGGAAGGGCGGAGATCCATGTCGTTGTTATAGTTCTCGGCTTTCTGGATGTTTCCCATAAACCGGGACCAGAATAGGTGGCGTTTGGCTTCGCGCCGCATAGTCTCGTCTAATGCGGTTACCGCCTGCGCCACTGCTGAATTGCGTAACATATTATTTTACCTCGTAATGTTATTCTTGCGAGGCTTTCTCCATCATGTGCTTTTGGTAGGCTTCCAATTCCTCATCGGACATCTGCGCGATCTCGGCCGCGCTGAGATTGCTCCGATGCCGGAAGTGTGACTGCTCCACATAATTGATCTGCCTCTTCTGCGCTGCTACCCGGGCCTCGAGGACGGGGTTGGATTTGTCCGCGTGTTGCGCCAAGTAGAGTTGGAGTGCGCGCTCAGAGAGCGGCATCCCGTAGTAGGTGGCGAAAGCCTGAACATCGGCGGGTTCGAGACCGCGGGCGCGGATATTGTTGATGAGGGCATTGGCGGCGTATTCCTGTTCGCGAAGCACTCGCTCCTGCGCCAATTTGATCTCCATCTTGCGTTCCGTTTCCGCTGCATTGTAGTCAGCCAGAGCCTTCATATATCTCGCCGGGTGATCAGCCGCGAAATCGTCCAGATCCGCCTCACTTTCCAGCCCTAACTGTTTCCACAGAGGCTTCTCGGTGGTGTCCGTGTGCTGTTTCGGCGGTTCAATGGTTGCAGGCTTGGGCTGGCTGTATTCTGCTTTGAGTTTCTCGATCTCTGCCAGTTCTTGGTTCTTGAGTTGATTTTTGCGGTTCCACGCCGCCACGAGTTTGGACACATTGCCGCCCTCAATGCTCTTGCGCAGTTCCTCTTTCGCCGTGTCGTCCAGTCCTTCCGGGAGGGTTACGGTGAGCGTGTCTGCCGTTTGCTCCACAACTACGGGAGTGCCGTTGATCTCGATTTCTTCCGTTTCTACTGGTAATTTGTCGTCTGTCATTGTTTCTCCTCGGTTACCCTACGCGGGCATTGCCGTTGTATTTTGCGCTGGCTGGGCAGCGGGCTGTGCGCCCTGCTGCTGTGCCATTTGCGCGTATTGCATAATCTGTTGCTGAAGTTCCGGGAACTGCCTGATAACATCCAAAACCTCGCGCTCCCCGCGATACCGCTCCGCGTCCTCCACCGATTTCTCCGGGTTCGGGCGGTCGAGATCGCGCAAAAACTCCACAGGACTGAGCAGTCCACGGTCAAATAGGTTGGTCGCCATCTCGCGCTCTATCTGCTTCACAGTTTCTTGATTGTCCTGGATGCTGATTTCCACGTAGTAATTGTCGGAGTTCAGCCGGGTGGCGATGTTCGTGGCCACGTCTATCATGCCGGATTGCCCGGACATATCCAGTCCCTGTATCTGATGCGGGTAGTTGCGGAATAGCACGATCTGGTTTTTCAGCCATTCCACAGTCCGGGTAATGAATCTGCGGTAACTTTCCACATCCTCACGCTGATAGGTGCGGCTGGCAGCCTGTAACTGCGCTACCTGCACACCGCTCTGCCCGGAATACGATTGCAAGCCAATAGCGGCATCCACGGCACCGCTCATGCTCTTTTGTGCTTGGATCAACTGCTCGTTCAGGTATTGTAACGCCTGCGGAAACTCCGGCAACGGGATATGTTCCACAGCCTTCTGGCCGGGATGCGTCCGCTGCCATTCGTCGCGCACGATAGGATTCAATCCGATCTCGTAGCCCCGCTCCATATAGGTCTCTTGGTTGACGAGCGAATCCTCTTGGATAAGTTTTTCGTTTTTGTAGGCCTTAACCGCTTGCACCGTTAGAATAGTCATCAATACGATGCTCACTTCCAGCAGGTCTTTCATGTAGTGGCACAGCCCAAACGGATAGGCACAGTCCGGCTCGTGGTAGCCAATCAAAAAGAAATATGTAAAATCTTCGCCCACGTATTGCGGGTATTCCAGCACGATGTCCTGATCCGGCAGGTAGATGGCTTGGAATACCGCCTGCTCCTCGCTGGTCAATGCGCCCACTAATACCACTTTCTCCGGCAATGACCCGCCCTCGGCCAGCCATTCCTTGTAGGGCATCGGCTTTTCGTCCGGCTTGCCCATAGCGAACTCGTCCAGATATTGGCGATACAAGTCCTTCGTTTCCGGCTTCTTCGCCTCACCAGCGATGTATTCCTGCCACTCATCTAGCAGAAACTCCGATTTCTCGCCGCTATCCCTATCCTCCAGGAATACCTTATCCAGTTCCACAGTCTTGCGGTATTGCAAGGTTATGATTTTAGCGCGGTTACTAACTTCTGGGTTCTTCTGATCAATGTATTCATTGATCTTGTCGCGGTATTTCGGGTAGCGTCTGCGCAGTTCGTAGATGTCCACATAGTCCTCGTGGAATAGGTAGCGCATGTCGCTCTTATCCCGCTGTCGGCTGGCTGGATCGAGATAAACGTTCATCACATCCACATATTCCAGGCTTGGTGTCCCGGTGGCATAGTTAGCATTGCCAGCCCTCGTGTTCCAGACGCCCCTGCATACGCCCATACCGGGATAGTATTTGTCGTAGAGCGCGTCCTCGTAGGCGGATTGGAAGTCGAAGGCGCTGTGTGCGTAGTTCACTTCCTGCTCCAATAGGTCTTGTGAGGGAGTCACCAACCCGGCATAACTCTTCAGGTCAATCTCCAGGGCTGCGCCCGTCTGCATGGAGATGAGCCATTTCACACCTTTCCACAGCCAATTATCTTTGTAAAATTTCCCTTTCCAGCGCGGGATTCCCTGAATGTCGGAGAGTGGCAGGTCGTTCTTGCGTATCTTCAGCGCGTCCTCGGCTGCAGATTCCCAGCCGCAGGTCTGCCTATAGACTTTTGCCCGCTCGTAGAATGCGTGCCAGTCCTGAATCTTGAAATCTTTGCGCTCGATCTTTTCCAGTTTATCCGTAAAATCTATCATTTCTTCCCTTTCTTAGCCAACCGCCAACACTCCAGCAGCACATTCTCCAACCTATACGCAGCCTGCTCATAGAGGTGGTCGAATATCTTGCTGGCTATCTCCTCATCCTCTGTGGCAATGTAGGTATCAAACAAAAACTTCATTTCCCACCCGTAAACGTGCGCCAGTTCATGGCATATCGCGGTTTCCACATAGTCTGCATCTGAACTGTCGTCCAAATATAGCGAGATGGTGTAGATGCGCGATGTGGTGTCGATTTCGCACGTAGCCTCGTTGTCGCCCACATCCCAACCCTCTTCCACGCGCAGATGCACGTTCTGCCGCTGTATATCGCCGGATATGGTGATGAAATGGTCAATGATGCTGTTGCCAACTTTTGTGGCTTCTGCTCTGGTCATATCACTGCCTCCAATGGATCGTTCGTAGACCTCACCCGCGGCAACTGCGTCTCGGCCCTCGGCGCGGCCATAGTGTCGGCCACCACCAGCGCAATGCCAAAGGACATGACTCGGTCGTCCTTCTTCCCTTCCACCGCGCCCCAACTGGTCTTGCCCGTCTTTGTTTGGTTCACGATGTAGGTCTGCATCTCCGTGATGAGCGCGTGGTCATTGAACTGGATGGGCTCTGATTCCCACTCGTTCACAAATCTGCGCAGCCTATCCACTATCGCTTGTTTCGTGGCGTGTGAGGTGTGCCAGCCAATTTTCACAGTCTCGGTTTTCGTCAGGTCATCAATCACCTTCCGGGTATAAACGTTCGCCCTGGGGTAATTACGCATCAATAGGTCAATGACTGTATTGCCAAACTCGTCGGTCTCGGATTCAGCCCTGTTCACTTCAATGGCTATCAGCGCGTCGTAATACCACGCAGACAGGATCGCCAGCATCTCCACGTATTGGTAGGCGTCGAAGTGCCCGTGCAATTGTGCTACGACAGCACGTTTCAGTCGGTCATATACATAGGCACAGTCATAGTCGGCTCCCTCCCAGGTTCCGCCCGTGTCTGCGCCAATAACATAGCGATTGACCCTGCGCTCTGCGTCAGGCCTCGCCCATACCTTCAGATACCCGGAGCGATCCGAGGAGAGGATAATCTCCCCATCCTCGATCACCCCGGTCTGCGCGGGTGCGCAGGAGTGCCGGTCCATGAGGGCGAGCTGGACCGGTGAGAACACAGGATAGCCCGAACCTTGGAAGCATTCACCGAGAGTTGCCGGATATTCCTGCATAAACTTCTGGAGGTCGCCACCGCATAGGCTGGAGATAGCGTATCTCCGCCATTTCAACTGCTGGAGCGATAGATCGAACTCGCGCTGATAATATGTCTCATCCCCGAACGATCCCGCGCTCTGTGGCACTAATTCTTCGTTCTCGGCGATCGGTAGGCTATACTCTGGGTTTTCGAACCAGGGTATGAAAAACAGGTCATAGTCTATCTCGCCGCGCTGGGCTTGCTGGCAGCGTTCTTCAAAATAGTTCCCCACGCCATTGCCCGTGGATTCCATTATCACCATCGTGCCGGGGATGTTCGGCACGGTCTGGAGTACACCCAGCATAGTGTTCTCCGCATCGGTGTAATACGCGGTTTCGCTGCTGTGGAAAAGGTGATACGTGCCGGAGCGTCCAGTCGTGCCAATCTCGATCTTGCTGTGATTCTCTGAGAATGCCAACTCAAACGCATTGCGGCGGTGGGTCTCGGTGCGGATAACTGGATTCATCTGTTCGTGCATCAGTTTCGCCATCTCGAAAATATTGGCGGCGTGTTCCGACTTATCGCAGACTATGATGGCGTTGACATTCTGCTGAAATGCTGTTTTCGCATAGATAATGGCTTCGGTGATAGTGCTAATCCCGTGCTGTCTGGCTTTCGGGATCATTATCCGCACGGGTTTCCCTGCCTGTTCCGTGTCCCAGATCAGGTCGATGAGCCGCTGCTGGACAGCGTTTGGGACCAGCGGTATCAAGCGCATATCCTTGGTCTTAATCTTGATTTTGCCTTTTTGGATTGGGTATCTCCAATCGGCGGCATAGCGGTTACGAGTTGCCTTTCTCAGCGTTTCCTGCGTCATCAGCCCAATCCTGCACCAGTTCGTCCACGGAAGCATCCCTAACGACTATCTCGTTGGTGCTCTTGTTTTCCGTGCGGTCTATGAATGCTCCGATAATCTTTCCCTTGAGTTCCATCGCCCGTAGTTTTGTCTCAGGTTTTACTCCCGGAGTATCGATGATTAACTGCAAGTCCTTTAGTGTATCGCTAACCTCAAGATTATTAAGCCTTTGAACCTCATCCCTGTAGTCCTCTATGCGCTGCCTAATGTTAAGTTTTGCAAGGTTTTCAGACCCCATTGCTCTCGCCGAATCTGCATCGGCATCCGGGTAGGCAATCATCGCCGCCTTAGTTGCATTTTGCCCATTTTTCACATAGGCGCGGATAAATGCTTCTTGCTTGGGCGTTACTTTGTCAGCCATTCTGCTTATTCAGGTGTCCGTATTTCAGGTATCTCTCGCGTTCGAGCCGCTCTCTGCATTCCCGGCACAGGAACTGATCTCCGTTTTTGTTGCGCGGCATCCAGATTGATTGTCCGCAGCCTCCGTCGCACGGGGCGCGGTGCAGGTCAGCGTTTGGGTCTTTTGTCGCCATTCTGATCCTTCCCTCTATTCGTGTAGTTCCGGCAGATAAATAGGCTGCGGTCGCTCTGCGCGATGCCCTTGCACCACTGGCAGGTGATGTTAGCTTCGCAGGTGTGGCAGCCGCGCTGTGCGTGGCGTTGTTCGGGGGTGGCGCGATACATCACAGGTCTTTGTTGTCTGCCAGCAGGTCGCGGAGTTTGTCCAGTTTCGGCATCAGTATTGCTTCAGCGGCGCCGGGTGTGGCACATCTCTGTCGTCCCTGCGCCCGGTGCGGGTGTATCTCTCATCCTGCTGTTTCTGCCAGCGTGAGTAGCATCCTGGGCACATGAAATGATCGTGTGAGCCGCGTGGCACCCAGATTGATCTGCCGCAATCGCAGGTGGTGCTGTGCAGTTCGGCGTTGGGGTTATTTTTCACGAATGCTCTCCTTCAGCGCGTGTATCGCGGCCAGCAGTTTGTTGTTCGCGTATTCGAGGTCGAACGAGTCGCATCTGTCGGCCACAATGCGCAGTTCTGCCTGGGCGTTCTGGAGTTTCTCCAGCAGGTGCAGCAGTGATTCTCGGTCGTTATTAGTCAATCGTCCTCCAGCGGTTCCCATCCCAATGATAGCCGAGTTTGGCGTTTGCGTAGTTTCGGCATCTGTATTTGGCGCGGTCTGATTTCGCTATGCCGCGCACCCACTCGCATACCAGGTTAGCCTCGCAGGTGGCGCAGTTGCATTCGGGCCGTTCGGAGCCGGGTGTGATGCGTATCACGCGTTCAGCTCGTTTAGTATGTCGCGGAGCCGGTTGGTGGCTCTGATGATGAGGCGTCCGGCGTGTCGTTGTGAGCATTTCCTGCGCTTGCCAATCTCGGTTTGCGTTTCCCCGTCATAGTAATATTCACGGATCAGGATTTGGTCAGCATCGGATAGGCAGCATATCGCTATTTCAATCGTCTGGCACATTGAATTACGCCCTCCATCTCCAGCGGCATTCCCCACTGGTCGTAACGCTGTCCGAGTTCCCGAACCTGCAGGCATTTGCGGCGCGCTGTTTCGTTCACCCATTGTTCGGCAGGAACAGTTACTGCTTCCCTCTTCTTCCATAGTTCGATGAAAGCTTCCTGTGCGCAGTCATCCGCGTCTGCTATGTATTCGGTCCCAAGCAGTTTCTTACACAGATTGACCGTCTTTTTCCATGTTGCCGTGTATAGTTCAGTATATTCGCTTTCAGTCATAAAATATATTCCCCTATTGTTATATCAGACTTAGGGGGTGTTTTTAGACATACAATCTGCTTTCACCCTCATTTTCCCGTTTTCCCCAATTTTTTTTTCTGCGCCCTGAATCCTTGCTGCTCCTGCGTTTGGGGCGTATCGCCAAAAAAAAAGATGGCAGCGTCCCAGTATCGAGGAATACTTGATAGGATAATTCCCAACTAACACAAAAGCCCTCTGCTCTTTGCCTGAGCAGAGGGCTTTCATCACGGGCGGATGCCATTATCACTCTATACGCTGGAAAGGTGGGTTAGAACGGGACGCTATCGTCTTCGGGTATTTCGTCCGGGTCTGGCATCTCCGGCAGGGTGTCCAGATACTCGGCAGTAGTTGTGTGGTGTGGCTGGTCGGTTGCGGGTTTCAAGTTGGAGATATACTGATACCCCTTCTCATTCAGCAGGATGTCAGCAATCACGGTCTTGCCTAACAGGTTTGCGAGTTTGCTTGGGTCGGGGTGCTTATCCAGCCAGAATAGTTGCGAATACTTGAGGTCTGCTCCGACCTCAAACAGCCCTTTCCACGCCTTGAGTTCGCCTTGTGCGTTTTTCCAGATGCCGATGGAAACGAGTTCCATTCGGACGTTCGTGAATGTCTCGGTCTTGTCAATCCAATTTCGTGTGTCCATTGTTTATCTCCTTTGCTTTCGCTACTTTGATTGCGTCTTTGAATAGGTGTTGTAACTGGTGGCATCTGCGGCATACCAGCACCAGCTCCCTGTTCGTGAATCTGTGGTGGTAGTTGTGCGCCTCTGTCCCACAATACACGCAGCGTCCGTGTGCGGTGATGCTGGCGTATTCCTTGCGCATTTCGAACTCAGCCCAGCGGATGGTTGCGGTGGTCATAGGTCTATCTCCGTCTGTTCCAGTTCCGCGTCTATCCTGCGCTTGGCTATCTCGCAGTATTCCGGGTTCAGGTCTATGCCGATGTATCGCTTGCCTTGATATATCGCCTCTATCGCAGTTGTTCCGCTACCCATAAACGGGTCTAAAACCACGCCACCGGCGGGGCATCCTGCCTGTATCATTGGCCTGATTAGGTCTCGTGGGAATGTGGCGAAATGCGCTTCCTTGAACGGCTTGGTGGTTACTGTCCAGACGGAGCGCTTGTTGCGCAGCCTGTTGCCTTCTTCATCTTTGTGCGGCCAACGTTCGTGACCGACTATCGCAAGTGTATTGACTCCGTTGCAAGGCCTGAAGCCATTCGCATACTTGGGCGAGCCTTTCATTACCTCGTCATTGCGTCCGTCGTAATTGGCCTTTTCCTTGATGGCGTGGCCATCATAGTAATACTTCGCATTCTTAGCCATCAGGAATACATACTCATGGCTCTTCGTGCACCTGTCGGTCACGGATTCCGGCATTGGGTTGGGTTTTGAATTATGGGTTAATATGCCGCTTGCCAGCGCAAATAAGTGTGGATCGTCCGCTACCCCGATGTCATAAACATATCTGCAACGTGCTTTTCTGATTTCTACTACCTCATTTCTACTTTTGCAGTTGTGGTGATCTGATTTTCTATACCGAATTTCGCCCCTAAATGTTGGGAACATCCTTTCTCCGTATTTAGTTGTTGATGGATTTAGTGTTATCTGCCATCCAATTCTTGCGCAGGCGGTGCGTAAATCTCTTTCAAGGTTATAGTTTCGGGTGAATCCAAGCCGCCAGCGATGATTTATTAAATCCATATGTCCGTCACCGCGCAAATAGCCAAGCATCATGGCTCTGATAAAAAAGTTTGAGTATTGCCAAACTGATGTGCTAAAGCACTTATCTTTGGCGGTTTTGCCAGACACAAACTCGTCAATGATGGCACACAGCACCTTGCCATAAAGCCTGATACTCATATTGTTCCCATCTATTGTGTGTGTTATGTGTCCGCCAAACCTGTGTGCTATCTTGGTTAAGAGTTCTAATCGTGATGCCTCTTTGGCGTGACCGGATATTTGTATCGTATCCCCCGACATACTTCCCTCTGCGATATAAATACCGCAAAGCCATGCTGCCAACGTTAATGCGGTTTCTCTTGGCTCTTCCGGCTCTGGCAAACTGCATGAAGTTAAAACATCACCTATATTGATATTTTGGGCTTCCACTAATCCGTCTTGTGTTTCAAATCTATGGTTGGGGGTGCAAGATATGCGCTCACCGCTGCGCAGCACCAATTCTATCTCGTTACCCCGCCGCCTTGATTTTGATGTCCCAAGCAGTTGTGTCCATTTTTTGCCATTCCATAGTTTTACTGTGCTTGGGTCTAATCTCGCCATATCTTTAACCGTCATTGGCATTTCGCCCTTCTGTGATTTCACATACAGATGTGTGCCGCCCGACAAACACCAGATGATGTCTTGTCTAAGCCACCAGCCGTCGGCTTGCAAGGCAAACGCTACCCGCCAAGGGATGCCAACAAGGTCTTTGGCTTTAATCCTATACTCGCCACCACGAAAGGCAGGAGTATCTTTGTATTTTTCTGCATTCTTTGTGTGCAAATGTTTCTTTTCTGGGTGTTTTTCCATCCAGCTATGTAAATAACATCCATTACTTGCATAGCTATCCCCCAGGTTCAGCCACAGCACTCCATCATCTTTAAGCACCCGCTTGACTTCTCGGAATAGCTGAACCATATTGGCAACATACTCCTCTGGCGTTTTCTCCAAGCCGAGTTGCTGGTCTTTGCGGATTGCTCCGCATTTGGGGCATTTATCTCTCGCTTGATGCCCAGCCGATCCATTATTGCCTGCTTGCATTTTGCTGACGGAATACTCAAAGCGTCCTGTCTTGTGGCTACATTCAGCATCCCCGCCTACCCACGTTGCTGTCCCATAGTCCCGCAGTCCCCAGTATGGCGGACTGGTGACACAGCAGTTCACAATCTCATCTGGTAACGAACGCAGGGTAGCCAATACGTCACCGCAATACAGGACGCCGGATTTGGTCTCGTGGTAGGTCATTTGTTCTCCTCGTCCCGTTGTTTCCGTTTGTCTTTGACCAAATTAACGATAAGCCCCACTCCGGCAGGTTCCTTTCTTCCGTACAGGCTGTTAATCGCTTCCATCACCACGCCCTTATAGGCGGGTTTGTTCTCCCAAGTATCCTGTAGTTTACCGATTTTTGCCAACGTAACCTCCTCTGTAACGTATTGTTTCCACCACATGGGGTCGGCCCTTTTTTCTTTTTCAATCCTGAGTTCTGTAGCGTGTCTGTTACGGAGTTCTAATTGTTGCGCCCGCTGTATAGCGCCATCGTCAGGCTTCCAGCCAGGTGCGCCCTGGTAACCGCCCTCATCTATTTTTCGGCGGATGCTATGATTTAACTCCACAACGCGGTCAAACCCTTCAACGGGTTTAGGTTCGGAGTCATGTTTTAGCGCAGCAGCAAGCACGCCACCTTCTTCCGCACGCAAGGCAGCAAGAGATGCAGCAAGTTCCGCGGGATCAGGGCCGCCGTTGTTAGGGTCGGGCGGAGCGTCGAGGGTTTTGGTCTTATTGCTTTGTTGTTGTTTGTATTCTTGTTGTTGTTCTTGTTGTTGTTGCTTAGTTTTATTCTTATTCTTATTGTTAATTATTACAGCGTTGGGACGGCGTTGGGACGGCGTTATAACGGCGTTCAATTTGTCGCTAAACACGACAGGCACAAACGCTGAACTGACGGACTCCGGGAGTGCTTTAACGGCGTTAGCGATATTACGCTCAAAATTGGGGTTATTGAGGAAATTGTTATACTGATGCCAGTTAATGATGCCGATATAGTGATCCTGATACAAGATCTTTCCGGCGTCCGAGAATTTAGTCAAAACATCCTTGATTTTATCGCGCGGGATTTCTTCGTCATCACCTGCCAATTCCATCTGGATAGTCTTGATTGTCAGTTCGTAGATGCCACAGATTTCAAGATGCTCATTGGTCAGTATATAGATCCAGATGAGTTTTTCGTGGGGTGATAAGCCCTGAAACCAGGCATCCCTCCAGACCGCATCGGAGATTATTCGTTTGCTTGCCATTTTCTGCATCATCGCATCCTGTTAGTTTGGGTCGGGCGGTCGGATGCGGAACCGCCCAACCCGTGAAACTCTGCTCCCTTCATCATCCCGGCCGCGCGGAGCGTAACTTGACCGGGAGTATGGCGTTATTCTGATAACAATATATTCAAGATGCTGAAATCTGTCAAGTAGAATTTCCATTATCTTGAAATTCATGGGCAAAAAAATCCCCTCCACGTGGGAGGGGACTGCGTGAATAATGCGGCGCTTACTTAACTTGGCTCAATATGGTTACCAATTTTGAGATAGATTCAGATTGCAGTTTAATTGTGTGATTCTGCTCGGCGATAATACCTTGTTGCTGAACAAACAGGGTGTCATCAAACTGATCGTGGATGTCTGGTGCTTTTCCAATTACCTGCTCTGGTGCGCCACGGGCGGGATCATTCATCATAGCCTCCATTGTTGTATTGTAGGTTGTAGATAATTTTGCCAGATTTACAGCGGAGGGTTTAACCTTATTTCCTTCATACATGGATAGCAGAGACAAGGATATGCCTGTCCGCTCGCTGACCTGCTTAAGGGTCAAACCATGTTTTTTGCGTAGGTCTTTTAGTGTTCCGCCTGTCATTGTTGGCTCCCTTCAACGCTGGTCTAATAAGGGTTTTCGCCCTTGCGCTGAAAAAAATTACAAAATTTTGAAAAAATCTCTTGACAGGATTTCAACATCCTGTAATTTGGTTCCTGTATAGAGTGAGTCCTTTTCAATAATCTAAACCATAAGGAGGTTAGAACAATGAAAAAAATACTCACAACCCTGTCAAGAATTTCACACACCGCCTGGGGCGATGCGCTCATCGGCGGGCTGATCCTGGCCGCTGGGATGTTAGCGGCGCACAAAATCATATGGCTGGCGTATTACGCTGGCCTGTGGAGGTAACCATGATAAACCAACCCTATCCCGGATACACAGCCCCTCACGGGTCCGAGGACTACGGTCCCGACCC